TCCTGTCTTGTTGTCGAAGTGAAGCGTACCCGCTAATCCGTTGTCGCCAGAAAAGCGGTTCTTCAACACTCGTATTCTTGTTTGGTTAGAGTCAGACTCGGATTGTTGATTACGTTCTAATCCGATGACCATGTCTGACAGTTGTGGTATGGCGTGTGAACCGCGTAAGTGAGCGAGACTTGTCACCGCTCCTTCTTCGTGTCCTCCGCCGGGTGGTCGTTTGAGATGACTGACTAAGACCATCCCGCATTGAGTCTCCTCAACGAGTGATCTTAATCGTGTCATGGTGTTGTCGATCAAACGGCGTTCGTCGTCTCCGTCAAAGCCGCTAATAACAATCGACAAGTGATCAAGAAATATCCACTTACATTCCAGTCCTTTGCATAGGTATCTGATTTTGTTTAGTAGGTTATCGCTGTCACAACTGCCGAAGTGATCGTATGTAAAGAAGCGTCCGTTCCCTACCGTCTCTTCAAACGTAGGTCTTAACGCTTCTGGTTCTATCTCTTTTTGTAGATGTAGTTGTTGTCCGACGTGTAGTCCCATGATGCCGAGAGCTGTTCGCCTTACGCTCTCTTCAAGCGCGATGTAACCGACTTTCTCACCCGCTTGTAATAACGAGTAAGCGACTTCACGGCAGAATAGAGACTTCCCAATCCCACTACCCGCGCATACGGTGACGAGTTCTCCCCGTCGTAAGCCGTGCGTCATGTCGTTTAACATCTTGTATGGATAAGGTTTCGACTCAGCGTTATTAACTTCGTTGATCTTGTTCCATAGTTCTTCGGCTCCAACGATCCCATCGGGTCGATAGTCTCGCGCATCCCACGTCGCTCTTACGAGTTCCTGTGAGCGGTTGGCAACGATCATGTCGTTCGGGTCTTTGAGTGGTAGCTCGGCGATCTTGGCGCGTCCCGGCGTGAGTAAGGCGGCGCATTCAGTCGCTCCCTTTCTTCCGCTGTCATCCATGTCGAACATGAACACGACTTCGTCGAAACGTTCTAACCAATCGAGCGCTTGAGCGACGTGGTTCTTCCCGCTTTGAGCGCCGTGTGGAATCGATACGACGGGCCATTTATGTTCGAACGCTTGTGATACAGATAGAGCGTCGATCTCTCCTTCGGTTACAACGACGCGTCTACCGCCGTCTCTCCACAAGTGTTGACCGTAAAGCCCGACCAGTTCGCCTCTGACTTTGAAGTCTTTATTTGGGAACCTTATCTTCTGACCAACAAGCTTGCCATCCCTGCTTCGGTAGTTGGCGACCTGTACTTGTTCTCCGTCGAGCCGAGCGATTTGATACCCCCACTTCTTACACGTTGCTTCGGTCAGGTTACGTCTATTAAGCGGCCCATATTGACCATTAACAAATGTTGGTGGTGGTTTGTTTTCGTTTTGCATTTTACTAATATTCGTTTTGTCTTTTGGTGAAGGTTTATACTCCTCGCATTTAAAACAATATGAACTCCCGTCTATGTAGATCGATCTGGCATCGCTACTATTGCAGGATGGACATGACGTGTGGACTTGCGCGTATTTACCCATGATTTCGGTATAGTTTTGTCACAATATTTTATTCCTTTCTTTTCGCACCACATCGCATAAGAGGTCTTCGATCCCTTACGCAGTTTGTTAGATGCGTTTTGAAAGCAAAGGCGGACATCGAGTTCGGGATGTTGTTCACGAATTAGCAGATGCTTGGTTCGGTCTTCGCTTGTCCACAATCCTTTGGTCTCAACTATGATCCCGTTTGGTAGGATGAAGTCAGGCGTATACGTTGCTATCTTCATGTACTCTATCTTCATACTTTCGTATTCGAACTCGATGCCCAACCGCCGTAAGTAATTAGCGGTCTTTGCTTCGAATCCAGAACGAAAGTTAGAAGTCCGCCGTGAGGGGCGTGTCTTCTTCTTTCGGTGTCTCGTCATTATTATCGTTGGTTGGTTGATCTAGGGTTTGTTCGAACGTTTCACCGCCGTGGGTGTAGCCCGATTCTTCCGCTGTAAAGCCAAAGCTCGACGCCTTTTCTGACGTTCCCACTTCAGCCATCTTTAATACCTGTACAGCTTGTGGTTCCAGACGCATTCCAAAACCGTGAGCGGCGACGTACCAGAACTGAACCTTCAGTCCGAGTTTGATCGTGCTTCCACCGCCGATGATGGTGTCGTCCTTTATTGGATTACCTTGTGCGTCAAAGCGACCAACGGAAAGGAAGTATTCGGAGCCGTCTTTACGTTTTCCTCCGCCCTTTAGTTTGGTCTTGATGTAGTGATTGCCTTCGTCGTCAATGCAGAACGGTGAGTTCGCTTGCTTTAGTTTATCCTTACCTTGCTTGACGCATTCCGTTTGATACGCGGCTTCGAAGTCCGGCTTGATCTGATTCTTGAGCGCCGTCCAATCTGCTTCCTCTAGTATTAGTTGGGTGCGGTACGTTCCGTATTCCTTGTCGTCGTACTGTCCTTTGGATGGGCTTGTAAGCCAGCAGTAACGTGCCGTTCCTTTTGGTGTTGTTATCGTTTTCATATTATATCGGGTCATTTAATCGCTCCTTTTAAGCGTCGTTTTAAGCAAAGAAATATTCCGAACCCAACACCTCAAGTGGATCGAGCGATCCGTAAGGGGGCAGGTCTGGAAGTTCCTTCTCGGTTTGTGATTTGATCTCATCCTGAAACTTCAGAAGTAGATCGGGTGAAAATATTTCAGCGGTTGACTTGCGTAACAGGACGCCAAGCTTCTCCGAGTTTGTGCTGTGTGTAGCAAAGCTGTCGTGAACCATCGCCAACGATCGGATGCCTTGTTCCTTGGCGTATAAAGCGGTCTGTTGAGCGACGCTTGCATCGAGGCTGTGGACGAAGTTAGGACTGATACCGTTTGCTTGTCGGTTCTTATCTAAGGTGTCGGTCTCTTCCCGGTAGCGGATGTGCATAACCTTCTCGCCAAGAGCGGTCAGGATACGTTTGATGTTTGTGTTGAGATAGCGTTGACGAACTTTGAAACCCATTGGTGTCGTCCAGATGACGGGCTTTTGTTCGTGACCAAGAACGCGAACGGTATCTTGTAACCACTTCATCACGCGGTTCGGGCGTTGAAGACATTCGTTCATAGCTTTCCAAACGAGTCCGCTTAGATAACCAAGAGCGACTGACGACTCTCTACCGAATGGATCAAGATTATTATGTAAGCATTTCTCGCCGTACCATTCCGAGATGTAGTCTTTACAACTGAAACGTGTACCGCCGTAAGGCTTCACCATGACGGGTCGCTTGGTTGTCTTACGATCCACACCAAACTTTAACCATGCCGTTGCCACATGATCGCCATCTTTGGCGTCCGCTAGTAGCAACTCGTTCACACGGTCACTTACAAAAGAGTAGAGATCAGCGGGTACGTCCGTGCTTGTGACGTTCGTTGCGGCTCCGCCGATCTCATCACGACCTAATAGGCTTAAAAGTTGAATGCCATTGTTAGATGCGTCCATCGCACAGGGAAGCCTCGTCTTGAAGCCTCGACCCCCATGCGCCAATAAATCTCCCCACTCAAAGCAGAACGCTAAGAACTGCCAAGGATCATCCGCTTCCGTCCACCAGTCGTTGGTCTTCGGATCGCTGTACACTTCGTGGATTTCTTTCTTCCTGCTGTGTATCCAAGCGACGCGTTCATCAAGCGTGATCTTATCGTTACCAAAACAATTCGCTCCGTGGATCGCCAACCAACGCGCTTCGGTCTCCGGCTTCCAAATGGTTTCGGACTCGCTGAAGAGAAGTAAAGACTTCGCTAAGTCCGTACCTTGTGGCGACAAGAAATACGGGATTGGATAGATGCGACCACGGAAGTCGATTTGATGTGGGAAATGAAAATGTTTACCTGCGAATTTATCACCCATCCATAACGTCTTTAAAATGTGCAGACGTTGGGAACGCAGAGTTAAATTTAGATTGTGAATGATGCCACACTTGCGCGAGTTCTCACGTCTTGTGTCGGTGTCCGCATCTTCTGGTATAGGTGGTGGAAGCTCGTAGTCAGAGCGTCGGCACATCTCACCGATCTCCCTGTCGTTCTCCCACGCCCATCGAGCGACGTCTAAAACGCGATCGTTGACCGTCCACTTGGTGTCTTGGATATGATTGACCGCATCAGCAACGGGCTTCATGTCGTTAAAGTCGATCGATCGGAGGTGTTCCATGTCGAAGGACTTCACTAACGTCGTAGGTGGTAACCCATCAACGTCGCCATATCCGCCTTTCCAGATCGATGTCCATTCTTGAGGCGCGTTTAAAGTCGGCAACCACATCGGCGCTAGGACTTCGTGGTGTTGGTTGTACTCGGCGATCCATTGAAACAACTCGTCGGTTACGGTGACGTGCATAGTCGTCTTCTGACGCTCGCCTACCATCTTGAATTGAATCATGTGAGTCGTGGTGCGGATAACTTCCAACAACCAAGTACCAATCCCTACCTTTTCCTTACGCGTCCATGTCCGCCAACGATCGATGTTTCCCTTCTTTGCTTCGCCCATGTCGTGACGTTTGAAGGCTTCGACCTTTCGTTGATACGATTTGTGTGCGTATTTCTCGACGTCCTTTTCAGCGTACCTAAAGATGTCGGGATGATTATCTCGTAAATGAATGTAGCGAACTTCGTCTTCGATCCTTGAAGCGATGTTTATAGACGCCGCTAAAAGCGTTCGCTTGATGCTGATGTTATCCAACGTCGCCTTGAACGCGAGCATGGCAATGACTTCGGGTTTCAACCGCCATATCAATGGCATCCAAAACGGTACGGCGTGTGGATTCTTCCGATGATATTCGATACGCTTATCCACCTCGCGTATCAGTTCGGGAAGTTGACTACGCATAAGACGCTGTCCGTATGGCGCTTCGGATTCTTTGTTCCGATCGCGAGCGGACTGCACCTTCGAACGGTAACGAGCGACGCCCTGCTCGACCATCTCTAGGTTAAGTTCTAGCTGATCCATAAGTCATTCCAAAGTATCCGCACCGCACGTTCGCAGGTCGCAGGGACAACGCCATTACCTAGTAACCTCAGTCGATCAGTTCGGTTGGTAGTTGGGTTAACCCGACAGGGACGCCCATCAGTTGCTCCACCCAATTCGGCGACAACTGTTCTCGGTTCTTCCCAATCGTGTTGTCGTTCGTTGGGACGGGCGGGAAAGCTTTGACTTGATTGCTTAACCCCTGTTGCTTGCTCTTCGCTGACCGTCGATCCGAGCAATCGGGCGTGTACCAATGCATCCGATTTAGATCTCGACCCAAGCACTTCTGACCGCTGTCTACTCTCGTCCTCGCTCCCTCCACATGATCCGACGCTTGAGGCGTACCCCATGATGAAGACTCGTTTGCGTTGATGGGGCGCTCCAACTTCACTCGCTGAAGCCACGCACCACGAACACGTGTAACCTCTTTCTTCCAAGTCTCGGAGGACATATCGGAGTACCGACTCGCCGTCGGCTGTCTTTGCTGTGACGATCCCGTCGACGTTTTCGAGCAAGACGAGTCCGGGTCGGCAAGCGGTAATTCCATCTGCGATCCAAGGATACAAGTGTCTTGGGTCTTCGGTTGATTGTCGTTTGCCAGCGGAGGAAAAGGGTTGGCATGGGAATCCCGCAGATAAGATGTCCACACATCCACGAAACTTGTCGTATGGGAACGTTTTAACGTCCGTGAAAATAGGAGCCGCATCCATTTGGTTTTCTTCAGCCGACGCAACCAAGTTTGCGATTGGGAATCCTTCCCTCTCCACGAAAGCGACTGTTCGCAGGTTTGGGAAAACTCGTTTAAGTCCTCGTCCGACTCCATCGTATCCACTGCATAGACAGAGGTGACGGACGGATGCCTCGGTAAGATAACCGTTGGTATATTCATATTTCATTTTTTATTAGGTGTTTGGTCACGAGTTGGACACGGTGACCTATCGCCAAGAAAAGCGGCGCAGGATAAAGTGTCAACTAAATTATTGATATATCTAAGGAAGTTAGTGACTTGCGCAACGCAACGATTCTGATTTATTA